GTTTTGGAGATTTCAGAAAATTTCGACCCTACCCCCTCGGGGGGAGTACAAACGTTTGTTCGTTTTTTCCCAAATACCCAAACATTTGTTTGTTTTTTCACATACCCTCACGCTTTAACGCAAGCTCCCGTAAAAAATCAATTTCTATTAGCCCTGCGTCGGCTTGCTTGTGATGTTCGACGCATAGACAAACCAAATTGTCATTGTCTAATAGCCCTTGCGGATTATCTCTTAACTTGATTATGTGATGTACTTCTAATCCCTTGTAAGTGTATAATCCTTGCGCCCTGCATACCTCACATAGCCCTTGCGCCCGCTCTCGTATTTCTGCGCTTTTCTGCGCCCATGCGTATTTATTGCGTAATTCACGTTCAATACCGCCGTTATATATGCGCCCTTTGTCGCATTTATAATTATATGGGTGTATCTTTCCGCACTTCCCGCATGATTTCATCATTTCACGGAATCTAACCCCGCTTTCCATGTATTCTTACCGACGATACCGTCAACAACTAATCCGTGCGCCTTTTGAAATTCCCTTGTTGCCTTGTCTGTATTCGCTCCGAATAAGCCGTCAACCGTTACACCTGCGATTACTTGCCATATCTTAACGGCTTTTCCTTTGCTCCCCTTTTTGATTGTTGGCATATTGTAAACCACCTCGTTATTATTTTTCGGCTTTTCATCGGGCTTTTGTTCCGTTGGCTTTCCGATCGCCTCGCCGTAATAAAGGTTGCAATCGACATTTCCTTTTATGCCGTCAACCCGTCCAACGCTTGTATATTGCCATAGAATCATATTTGAATTACTCGGTTTTGTGTGCGGTTTCCCGTTATTGTTGCCCCAATTTGCGACCCATTTATTCGGAAAGTCGCTTAAATCCTTTAAATAATGCGACCACCAATAAGTGCTTGAATAAATGCCGACCGTGTAATTGTTCTCGGTCATAATCTGCGCCCAACGTCTTGCTCGATCGGGTATGCCGTACAACGTCTTTGTTTCCTCTAAATCAAGGAATACGGGCAATTTAATATAATTCTTTATCGGGTCGCATAGCCTCATAACGTGTTTTGCCTCACTTTCGGCTTGTGCAATTGTCTTTGCGTAAGAATATAAATAAATGCCAAAAGGAATATTGTTTTCAATACACCCTTTGACATATTCGTTAAATTTTGGGTCGTCCTGCTTTACGGAATCACTACCCCAACCGCAACGGATAATTGCGCCCTCAACCTGCGTTTTTACCTTTTTAAAGTCAATGTCACCTTGATAATTTGAAATATCAATAATCATGCGTTCCTCCGTTCTAAATCATCTATCCGATGATTTGCCACGCTTATTTTTTCATCTAATAGTCGGTCGTTGTCCTCTAATCTATAAACACGCTCAACAACGTTGTTGTGCTTTTCGACATGCTTTTCTAATTGCTCTATTCTATAACCCGTTAATTTGCTACTTGCGACAATACCGCCGAAAGTACCTAATAACGTACCAATTAACGAAATAATAGAAATAAGCACCGCCTCACTCATTTTTTATTCCTTTTCTTGATTGTATGCAACGGTTGAAATGCCTAAAACAACCCCTAAAAAGGTTGCAACCGCCGAAATGGTAATAACTATGTTGTCAATGGGAATATTCCACCCCCACGCTTTTTGTAATGCCGTAATAAGCGTAATTAAAGCGGGAACAACGATAAATAACGACCATTTCGCAACGTCATATACTTTGTTTGGTAAAATGGGATATTTCATGTTTTCGACCTCCTTTTTTGTTGTGACATAAGGGTAATTGGAATCGAACCAATAATTACGGGGTCAAAACCCGTTGCCTTACCTTTTGGCGATACCCCTATAAAATGTGGGGTCGGTTTGGGGCGGTTTCCCGCCCCAAACCTGCTATTGTGGGGTATTTTATGAAAAAAACTTGAAATCAATTATATTATATCAATATACCAATTTTAGGGAATACTTTAATTTTTCCACTTAAAATTATTATGCCCGTTTTTCGTCGTTTTCGTCCGTTTCCCGCTCGTTTTCGTCAAATAGCACAAAAAAGAACGTGTAAAACCCAATAAACGCAAATAGCGTTATTATACCGATTAAAACCCACATGATAATATCAATAATCATATTATCGCCCCGCCTTTGCTTTCTTTGCCTGCTTTAACATCTGCGCCCGTGTCATTGTCTTATGAAAAAATCCCGCTTTCATAACCTCGTTTGCCTTGTGCGCTCTTTTGCTACGTTCTGCGTGTTTGCTACTGTTTGCCATTTGCTTTTACCTCCTTTTCGTAAAGTGTTATGTATGCGTTTTCCTGCATTTTCATTACTCGATCGCAATTTGGGCAATACAAGTCTTTTATATGCCCATTTTCCCGTAATCTGCGTTTTTTCCTCGGTACGCTCATTTTAAAACCGCATTTCGGGCAATGGAAATAAGATATAACGTAACTTGTCGCCGTTCTCATTGCTTACCTCCGCATATCCCGTCTATCGGGTCTTTGTAATTCTTGATATTATCAAGCATGGTTTGAAAGTTTTTTGCTTGTTGCTCCATTGTTTCATACGCTACCCGCTCGTTATGCTCGCAAATAGTGATATAATCAATCAATTCCGTTTTCGTCCATTTCCGCATTGTTGCTTTTGAATATCTGCCTTTATGCCCGAATATGCTTACACCCATTATTTACACCTCCATAAAAAATGTGCGCTCCCGCTTTCCTGCTTTTCGATTAAACACGGGTCATTTATCCGACCGTTTATATCGTCATACGGCAATAACGCATTTTCCAGTATTCCCCGTGCCTCCTGCCTCGGAATGTTTAACCCCTCGCAAATTGCCTCTATCGGGTTTGGGTCAAGAATACTTGCGTTATTTCTTTTCCACCACAAATACAAAAACTCGTCGTTTGTCATTCCTGCGCCTCCCGTAATTTAAAGCAAGGTAAATATTCTCTTTCCCACCACTCCCGATTAAACGGGCAATCACCGCATATTAAATAATTCTTGCAAATATCGCCTTGTATGTCGATGTTTAACAACTCACAAGGTTTAATCCATACATTTGGTTTAAAACCGAATGTTTCCTCGAATTTCTCTTTATTCGTCATTTTCCACCTCCACAATTTCTATATCCGATCGCCTTTTGAGTATGTAATAGTCTGGGTAATGGTAATTCATGCAAGCCGTGAACCGCACACCCGTTTTTTTGTCCTTAATCTCGTATTTGTGCTTACCATTTTTAATCGGGGCGACTTCCTGCATATACCGTTCACAAACTCCCACGGGTTCGGTTAAAACGTAATAAACCAACGGGTTTTTTATGATTTCTCGAATGATTTTAATTACTTTTAAAATAATCGTTACATTTGAGATATTGCGCCGTCTTGTCATTCTCTTAATGTCAATAAAAGCCTGCTTGAATATTGCCCCGCATAAATTCATGTATGGGTTGTCGCCTCGTTTATATGTTTTATATTCCATTCCTTGTAATTCTTCCATTTTGCCCCCTATCCGATGAAAAAAGCATGAATCAATAACAACGTAAAACCGCCAAAAAATATTAAACCGCTTACAAGTCCTAAAACCTTTTCTTTCATTCTTCCGCCCTCCATATCGTAACGTATCGGATATACAAAACCCGCTTTTCCGCCTCTGTTATTATCCCTGCGTCCTTTAATGCGTTTAAATATCCTTGCAATCTATGTTTAAACTCTTTTTGTAAATCTTTTCTTGTCGAAATTACCCCGTTGTATAACTCTAAATGCTCCCGTACTGGTTGCGGTAACTTCTCGATCGCCTCGTTTGTCATGCGCTACCTCCCTTTTGTAAAATCAAGCCTCCAATCGTCGCCACCCCAATTATCAAACATTTCGTCGTAATTTTCGATTTTAACCCCTTTTCCTGCGTATGCCGACGTATTAGCGTTTTCGTAAATAACCCCCGAAATATTAGATAATTTTATTTTGCTCGTGTCGTCGCCCTCACCGTAATACTTAACCTCTCCGTTTGTATATCTTATTACGATTGCGTCGTCTTCCCACATTTCCCCTGCGTCCTTTGCGTCTTTTAGAATCGTTTTCATTTCGTCCATTGTATATCTTTCTATTATTTGCCCGTTCTCCATTTCGATTGTACCGTTACCTTTGCCGTTCATAAATTCGCTTATTCTTGCGTTTTCTTTCTCGTAATGCGCTTGCAAACCTCCACCGCCTGCGCCTCCGCTACTTGCTCCTCTACCGCCCATTTTTCATTACCTCCTTTAATTCTTCTATGAACCAATGCTTAATTGATTGCTCCCGTTCTTCTATCCAGTTATTCAATTCGATTGTTTCCCGTGTGCTTACTTCTCCCGCCTCATTTACCGTTCTTTCCTCCATGCGTCGGTTGTATTCCTCGTAAGCCTCCGCCCCTTTATCGTCGTATTTCTTTAATAAATACTCAATGTACTTTTCTTTACTCATGCCTTAACCCTCCTTTTGTCACAATCCGCGCATTCGATTTTCCCGATTTCGTAAATTGCGTTCGTCATGTTTTCGCCCTCCTTGATTTTAGCGTTTTTTATTTGATTTTACGCTTTTTGGGCAAATTTTCCTATTGACAAAATAACCAAACTTTGAAACAACCTTTTGTTTATTTTTACTCAATAAGTTTCATATCCTGCATAAGCAATAAAACGCTTTGCGGTATCTGCGCTTGTTTCTTCTTTCTTTCCGCTAATTGTTCGTAAATCATACGGAAATTTGCCCTTTCTTGTGCGATATTCTCCGATAAACAAATATCCCGGAAACCTAACCGCTCCACGGTCTGCCGTGTCAATTCGTCAAAACTTGCCATTGCTTCCCCGGCTCGATACATTCCAAATTGACGAATAGCCCTTAACACTTGTTCCCAACCTTGCCCCCAATCCGGCAACTCTCCTTGTGTGATCTCTGCACTACACTCCCGAATATCTGCAATCGTTGGCGACCATTTGTTAGTTGCAACCCACTTATTAAGGGCAATCTCTGCGACCTTATAAGGAATATCTTGTAATTGCCGATACCATAACTCCATTGCTTCATTGTTCGGCAGCAAATTTTCTTTCGGGTAATAGGTTTGTAATGCGCTTGCGAATATTGCAAATTCTTTTTTGTCCATGCTTTCAATCCTCTTTCTTTTTCTTTCCCTTTTCTTTTGCTTTTCCAGTACCTTTACAAATTGGACAACGTCTTAAACTCTCGGGGCGGTATGCTATAAGCACAAACCCCAACCCGTCGCAATTATTACATTTCTTTTTCATTTAATCTGCCTCCGCCCATGCTTTCGCACGTTGATAAAAATTGTCTAATTCCTGCGCTTTCTTTTCTGCTTTCGTTGTCGGTTTGGAATCCTTGTCAACCGTTGGGGGTGTAAACCGCTTTGCGGTTACTCTTTTATTTTCAATACTTAATTCGTTAGTATTTGATTTATTAGTAATTGATAAATCAGTATTTAATTGTGTCGGGTTTTCCGTCTGCGGGTTTTCCGTGAACCGTTTAACCGTGTACGGGTTTTCCGTCTGCGGTTTGTCCGTCTGCGGATTTTCAAAAATATTATAGACATATTCAAATTGCCCTTTTTCGTTCTGCAAGCGTTCCCGCACTAAATAACCGCCGTCCTCCAATTCTTTTAACGTGCTTTGAATTGCGCCCCTGCTTTCTTTATTGATTGATACAAGCCCCTCTATTGAATAATCCCACGAATCGGGCAACGAAAGCATTTGAGATAATAACCCCTTTGCTTTTAATGACAATTCCTTGTCTTTTAAGTGATAATTGCTCATTACCGTAAAATCTTTTGTTTTGTTTACTCTAAAAACCGCCACGTTTTAAACCTCCATGCAAAAACCCCCGCCCCCCGTGTGTCGGCACGGAAAGCAAGGGTTTTACAAGTTGATACAATATGCAATTTATCGTTAGCGCGATACCGACATATCGTACCAACCAATTTTATTTTAATTACATCGTGTAAAATATGGAATACATAAATTTTATTTTGTTTTCTTTTTGAAACTCAAATCAAGCGATAAACGGCAACCGTTTTTCCCGTGTACTGGCATTTCTTTTTACCGCACGGCTCTATTACACCGTTTTTGCTTAACTCCGTAAGCCTCGGCGCGGAATAATTGCGCTCGTCGGTCGGGGTGTAACCTTTGCGATACATAAACACGGCTATTTCCTTTGCCGTTAGTGCTCCCCGTTCCTGCATAATTTCGACAATCTGCTTGTACCTTTTCTCGCGATCAACCGTTTCGTTAGCCTCGCCCCGTGTGTCAATCGTCGGGATTTCCCCCGCCCTGCGTTCTATCATTCTTTGCGCCCTCCTTTTTTCTTTTCTTCCTTAAATGCTTTTGCAAACTCTTTTTCTTTCGCTTTGCCATGCCTGCCCCCTTACAAATAAGATTTTGAAAATGTTTGTATGAATTGCTCCCGCGTCCAACCGTTCGCCTCTAATTCTTTTTGACACGTTCTTTTCAAGTGTAAATCAAGCGTTTTATTGACGTGTACGGCTTGATTTGAGGCGGTATGATGATACGGGCATAAATAAACCGTACAACCGTATTTATCGCTTAATTTGCGGTTTCCCGTGCCGTAAAAAACGTGGTGTAAGTGTAAGCCCTGCGTCGCTCCGCAAACGTAACAATACTTTTCTTTCTGCAAAATTGATTTACTCACTTTTATTTCCCTTTTCGATGATTTCTAACATTTCAATAATGTTTTTTCGGCTATCTTTTAATTCGTTCATTATGTCGTCTTTCGTTGTCCTTAAATCGGTTTTCATATCCATTACCGTTTTTGCTTGACTATTTGCTTGTATCAAATAAATAAAAATGAAATTCAAGCAACTTTGAGCGATAAAAGCCCATATTTCCAGTTGTGACAATAAAAATCAACCTTTCCGATTTAAAATAAACTCATTTGACCTTTTACG